AGTGGGATGATGGTTCCATTGTTGACAGTTGTAGAATATGAAAAAATCTTAAGTGAGAAAAAAATGGAAGAAGAATTCGCTGGAATGTCAGGTTACACAAATTCTGATTTGGATAAATTACTACACAACCCACGAGTGAAACAATATGCAAAAAGAGATGGGTCAATAGAAATTAGGAGGAGTTGATTTGGTGATGCAACAATGACTCAGCTTTACAAAGTTTTCTTGGATACGCCACAAGAACCATTCTTGTTTTTCTTCAAGCAAGAACCAGATCTTAGACCTTCAGTAGGTGATTCACTTACTTCTCCATTAACATTTGAAAACTTTAGAATCATGAGAGATGAGTTTACTGTAGGTGCTCAAACTAGAATCACAGATGCAGGTTTAACTCGAGTTACTGATTCAGGACTAATCAGAGTGACAGACGGATTACCTGCAGCAGACGTAACACACAATTATTTCGTACAACGAGCAAACAATCCTAATAGAGTAAGCACATGGACTACAAATAAGTTTGATGATGACCAAACACTAAAACAACTCTTCAGATAATTATTAAGAAAAAAATATGTTTTAAGTAACATGTGAGAATTAAATTCTTTGTGGTAAGAAAAGTATTAGAATGTACGATTAAAACAATTGATGATAAAAATCACATACGAATATGGAATGCATCCCAAGTTGAGATAAAATTTAAGGATGATGTCAAAAAAGAAATTCCAAAAGAATTACCAAAAAAACAAGAATCCAAAATTACCAAACCCATCAAAAAATTACTAAAAAAATAATTAATAATTTTTTAACCAACTTTTTAACAAAAAATCTATAATCGTAAACTACTGTGGTAGAAATTCCTGTGGCAAGGATACCTCATTCTCCATTACAGGAGAATATTCAAAGGTGTTAGTAGCCAAAACCCCATGCCTCACACACCTCTCAAACATAGGCATACAAGAGGAATATGGTACCCCTCAATTACTATTTGATGAAAAATGTGCAGAACTAAACCTAAATCTCAAAGTAGATTTGGCAGCTTCACACACCAATCATGTACTACCTAATTACATCACAAAAGAGGAGAATCTATTCACTAAACCAATAACCCAAGATAGTTTCCTTAATCCCCCTTATGGAAGAATCATTGAGAAATTCATTGCATATGTGTATGACCAACATCTAAAGAATAACATTACGATCCTAATGCTAATTTTCAACAAGACAGATACAAAGTGGTGGCACAAATACATTGAAGGAAAATCAGAGGTACACAACATTAAAGGTAGAATTCAATTCAATGATAAGAATGGTAAACCCAAGATGATTTGGGACAAAAAGTATCATAAATGGAAAAAAGGCTTTGCACCATATCCTTCAGCATGGGTACAATACAGGAAAAAATCATGAGATGCAAAGGATGCGGAGCAAGAATAAAAACTCCTAGAGGAATAACACGAGACACTCAAACATGTGGACTCTGTAGAGGTGTATCAAGAGGTGCTACCAAAGGAACATGTAGGTATGGGGATAATAGCGGTCAACTATTACTTAATTCTTAATAAGAAATTAATTATCTTAATAAGATTATTTCACTTTTGTAAAGATACAGTCATGCGAAAATTACTCAAGGACCAAGAGAAAGAAATGCGTGAATCATTCCTAAAGTATCCAACTAAATCAGACACACAACTTGCAAAGCTTACAAAGATTAGCAGACCTACCATTACAAAGTATAGAAAAGAATACTCTTTACAAATAGATACAGAGTTTGTAGCTATAGTTGCAGGGAAGTTCATCTTAGAATTTGGACAGGCAGTAGATCATTGGAAGGTACTAATCAATGAACTAGAGGAATTAAAGAACGGTAAAAAAACTATCTTTCATAAAAATGTCGAGACTGGTGCAACATTTACTGAAGAAGTAAACTTGGAACCACTAGACAAGCTAGCACTAATCAAAGAACAAAGTAACTTACGAGCTAAAATACTATTCCTAGCTTCACAGGGAGAGGTACGAGAGGTTATCAAAGTAATGAGAACTGGACAATTACCGCCGATGGTGGCTACATAATGAAAACATTCTGCAAGTGTGGGTGTGATATACCATTAACAGATTACGAGTATAGAAAATTCTCAGGCTATCGCAGGGGACATGAACCTTTACCATGATCCTTTCTTGGATTTACTCTCGATGTGCAATATGGGGAGAACATGCAGTAATCTATACTCACGAATTCTTTGGTGGACGTATTCAAATCCAATCTACATGGAGAGTAACTAGCGTGAGAAAACATCATGGATAGTTTTCAAGCACTAATCACTGAAGCTAAAAAAGCAGGACTAGTAAAAGGCAAACAGACTGAAGAACAATCTCCTTTACAACTATGTGAATTCCTGTCTACCTTACCGTTCTGGTGTGGGAACGATACACTACATGTAAAGAATCCAGACTACAAGCACACTGCTAAATGCTGTACCACTCACATCGTAGGACTCCCACAACACCCAGCAACATATGAGGAGATGCCACTCACACCATTTCAACTAGACTTTGCAACTAAGGTTATAGAGGGCAGACTATCCTTTGGTGATGCAATAGCCCAGATGCGTAAACCCTTCATGATGCATCTAAACAAGGGGCGACAAATGGGGTTTACAGAAATTGTATTACGACTAATCTTACATTTCTCATTTACACGATACAAAGGATCCAACATTGGAATTATCGCTGGTAATCATGGTGCTCTAGCAAAAAAAGACCTTAGACGATTAGCTAGACTGTACAAGTCAATCCCTGGAGTGGTACATCAATGGATTAAAAAATAACACATTACTCCTAGTTAACGATACAACGATAGAAGCATTTGCAGCTAGTGAGGAAGCATTAACAGGCGATACAAAGTACAAGTGCATCTTCATGGATGAGGCAGCCAAATGGAAATTAGTAGATGACACACCAGTATTCAACAGTATACTACCAATTGTACGAACTAACGGTGCTGATCTATACCTAGTATCCACTCCTAAAGGACCAGTGAAGATGTTTTATTCAATCAATGAGGATCCTGAGGATTTTGTAAAGTTCAAGTATGACATTTATGAAACAGTAGGGAATCTATACACAAAATTAGAAGTTGATTCAATGATCTCATCATCTAAAGAGGATCCAGAACAAGAATATCTATGTAAATTTAAAATTGGTAAGGACTCTATCTTTGGTACAGTATCTGCAGAGGACCAACAGGGTAAAACAGAATGGGTCGTAGATGAAGATGAAGAGAATTATGATGAAGAACAAGATGTAGATGGGATACAATGGCATGAAAAGTCTTAAGCTTCTAATCGGTGATCCGGCCAAGAGTGCAGATTCATTTGGTGTAATAGGACTAGAGGGAACATATCCCGAAAAGAAAATCTACATCCGATATGGTAAAGAATTCAAACGAGAATCATATAATACAGTAGCTAACCACTTTGGTAAAATGCACAAGAAGATTAACTTTGATATGATGATATTAGAAAAGAACTTTGACTATGACAATGTATCAAAGGCTTTTGCACATCTCCCAATCATTTATGTCACTACTGGTTCGGGACTAACAGAACAAACAAGAGCCAAAGGATTCTCAGTTGACAAACCATACATGGTATCATGGCTCAAATCACAATACAAAAACCATACCATACAATGTCCCGTAAAACAGTCATCAGGAATTCAAGAACTAATCAATCAACGTAATCAAATAGTAGGGATTACTGGACCATCAGGACATGTGTCGTACAAGGCACAACGCAATAGACATGATGACTTGTTTATGAGTGAGTTAATCGGGTGTAACGCAATTAGGATATGGTGGGATCAACAATGAAGAATCAACTAATCGTAGCACTATCCTACACTAAACAGCGAACTCAATTTGGTATGGTGGGTATCGAAATTGACCCATCTAAAAAAATAGCATACGTCAGGCTGGCAAAACAATGGAACAGAGACAACATGAACAGAATCCCTAGTGATGTCAAGGAAGTCTATGATAAAGTAAAGTGGGATATGACATTTGCAGACCAGCTAATAGGTCAACACCTTATCCGTTCTATCGAGAAATCATTACAGTTTGAGGTGGCAACCATCACTACCCAAAAGAATCTCAAGGATCCTGAAGATATAGAGGCAATCAAAGTAATGGACATAACAGAAATGACACAGCTTACTCTCTCCATAAAACAAGAACACAAGATACAGTTTCCACCAAAACCAACTGAGGATATGCTAAAACTAATCAAACAAATGGAAATGTTTACAGAACATGTAACTGAACAGGGTACAGTATCATACTACGCACCAGGGGAAGAACTAGACTGTCTACCTAGAGCACTAATGATTTGTTGCTTTGTTGGCAGGATGTCATTACAGCATGGAGACTTGCCATTTATCATAGTCCAGGGAACACCACAACCAAAGACTGTAGACGGTTCATTTGATGAAGTCTTTGAGAAAATGCTTGGTGAGGATTATGGTAGTTTGTCTGCTGGCACTCTAAACAGTAAACGAACTAGAAAGAGATTATTCCAACCAAAGAGATTCTAAGTTGTTCTACACAATCAACATCGCTTATTAATTAACATGATATAATAGAAATATGAAAATTGTCTCAGAAGTTAAGTATCAAGAAAGAAGATTAGATGTACCAAGAACAGTATCTAGAACAACACAATGCCAAGACTGTACACTTGCAACACTCCATGATCTTGAATATAATACAATCCACATAGTTCCTTACTTAGGAAATTAACAGCAAGAATAGAAAGGCTCTAACTAAGAACCAATCTATTCAAGAAAAATTGTTGATGCGTTTACGTGAGCATTGCACCAGCTAACGCCGTGAGATGTCCTCTGACTCAATACTCTATACAATTTACATCAAACACTAAAACAATTACAATTTCTTATTAAGAAAATAATAAGCTATAACTCTTTTCATTAAACAATCATTGCGTGAGTGAAGTAGAACCTACGCTTGATGGGAAAACTATCAATCAACAAGAAGGACTTTCCATAGTCAAAGTACGTAATGTTGAATACAAATTAAACCTTGATGAATCCATTTGGAAGAATGGACCAGTAAAATTTGCACAAACACCTGCATGGGCTACCAATGGACAGATAAGACCATCTAGTGCTCGTGGACTTGCTACTAGTAACAATACCAAATGGCTCAAAAAGATGGATCCCTTTGAACACTTTCAGATATTCCCCTCAGTAGATCCATACCCTGCTGAATTAAGACAATTGTTACGAATACTAAATGAGGAGAATCCTTGGATAGTACGTTCACAAAAGATAATTCAAAAACTGGTAGTTAGAGAATTTACAACAGAAGTAATTCCTCGTGATACTTTGGGAATGAATGAAGAGGAACTAGAAAAATGGAAAGACACTCCAATGAAGGTTCCTTTCTTTGATGAAGAAGTAACACCAACACAAATCAAAGACTGGATAGATAACTATTCCCAAACACTAGACCTCAAGGATTTAATTTTTGATGCATACATGTTTGCACGAGAACAAGGCAGAACTGCAATTGGAATGTTTCCTGAACAAAGAGATGAGGATGGAAAGTATCAAATGCCTCAAGTGTTAAGATTAATCAGACCAGAATTATTACGAAGACCTATTGTATCATTTCAAACATCAGAACTAATTGCAGTAGAAGTTACAGGACTTACATCTAACGGTTCACGCTTTGATGCTAATCGTTTAATCTATTTACAAAAAGGAAAGAATTTAGATTTGTTTTCAGACTTTTACGGGATTAGTGATTTGAGGGCATTGGCTGACATTGGCAAGGTTGGATTAATTCTATATGGTAGAGACTATCTAGCTGCTACAATCAACACATGGCACACTCCATACATATTCAAACATAACGTTCCAGGAAAAGACTTTTCACAAATCAATACTGTCATGGATAATTTCAATATTGATTTAGCAAACAATGCAGGTAAGGACATTTCAGTATCATACAATGTAGAATTGTTAAACCCTGCAGGTAGTAATTCTGGTGATATTGCTGGCTTGGTTTCCATTGACAACCAACACATACAAACTATTGGTGGTACTACTGGAATTCCATTATTCATATTATCCAAAGGCGAAACAGGAAATATGGGTGGTAATGCAAACCAAGAAGAAGCTGACTCTTTCCTAGAAACAGAGATAGAACCAGAACAAGAATTTTTAGAGCAAGTGATAGAGAGACAGTTCTATGATAGAGTACTAGCTGTAATGTTTGATGTAGAGCCAAGAGATGTGGGTTCAGTTCCGTTAAGAATAATGCACAACTTTGAGACACCAGTAATTGAGGTTGCAACGGATCCTGCACAGTTTAACATGATGATGAATCTGGTAGATAGAGGAGCCAGTACGATGCCTAAAGTAATGGATAAGATGGGGTTGAGTGATTTGTTAGTAGGGGATTCATCCTCAACAGGTGGAGATACCTCACCTGCAAACAAGACATGGCCTATAGGAAATAATTTTGATAACCATCAGCAACACATGCATGATAGTAAGATAGGATTACTAGAAGAAGCTAGAGAAACATTAAAGCTACAAAATAATGAGCGAAGAAACAAATCAACCGCTGTTTAGTGGATTATTCTCTATCCTGTTGAGTGCTGGATTTTCTGCAGCAATAGCTATCGCAATCACAGAAGCTACAGGAGAAGAAGAACGAATACCTGAACTACTCAAGCAAGACAAGACTCCTGTAATTTTCATGACACAGATGGATAGTAAGGTGGATGACAAAATCTGTTTACCTCTAGAGGGTACAGTGTGGGATAAGGGAGATGGTAATCGCCCAAAGATTCCAAATGATACACACCCTAACTGCAGATGTTTTTACATTGATGCAATCACTGGACAGAACCTTGGACAGTTTTAATTATTAAGAAATTAGTATTCTTTAAAACCTAAAACAATAAAGATTTCTTATGGCAGATGGCGATGTTATAGTAATCATTACAGAAGTTACCAAAGTTACTGGTACTGATTTTACTGACCTTGATGCATTCACTGGAATGCCTGCAACTGCTGAGGATGTAAGAGTACAAGTTATTCCAAAAACTCAAGCAGATGGAAGTGTACTATATGATGTTGTAGCTACTGGTGTAGCAACTGTATAGAAACAGTTTACTAAACTTATTAAGAAATTAGATTTGTTTAAAATCCATAATTTTTAATTCCATTTACTGTGGCATTTGAAAAGATTAGTAATTACATGGAGGTATCATAAATGCCTTCCACCATAACACCTACTGCAACAAACGGTGCTGCTCAGAATCGTGTTCCCCGTAGAAACGGATTAGAAAGTACCATTACAATAGACAATGATAATTTTGAGGATGCACACGATTTTCTAATTGAGAAAAGAGACATCAGAACTTTAGGTTTTCAAATACAGAATGATGGGGCAACAAATGGATTATCATTTGAGATTTATGGCTCAATAGATCCTGCAAGTACTGCACCTGCTTTTGCACTTACTACCTGGGAATTACAAGTTAACGGTTCAGGAAATATTGCTGCTCTAAATAATGTAATTTTTGAATCTACATTTTATCATGTCTGGATATTAATTAGACTAAAAAGACAAACAGCATCTAACAATACTACTGCAGAAATCCTAACAACTTCGGGAACTCGATAATGGTTGTTAATTTAGACCAAGGAGCAGCAGCACCAATTAACAATCCAACATTCACTGGTGTTGTAACTACTCCTGCCCTTACACTAACAACTAATCAATTTCTTCAAACTGTTAATACTGGAATTACCGCAAGTACAACACAAACCCAAGGACAACAACCACTCACTGGTAGATTTATTGAAATTACTACAGTTGCAAATTTTGGTGATACTGTAACTTTACCCAAGGCTGTTACTGGATTGGAAATTGAAATTGTTAATTCTGGTCTAAATACAGCCTTCATATTTCCAGATGTAGGTGATAATATTGGATTTGGTACAAATGTACAAGCTATCATATCTGTTAATAATCGAATGTCATTGTATTGTAAAGATGGTACTAGTTGGATTATTGTTGCTAGTACCACTGTTGCACACGGTGAAATGAATGAGACAGATAATACTGTAGAATATGTGATTAATGATGCTGGTGGAGACCATCAACTATATCATTCTGCTTTGCTAATAGCAGGTGATCTTGCTGGTTTCTCTTTTGATGCAGGCGGTAATGGTGTCTCATTCCCAATAGCAAGTATAGCAGATGCTGGAAGTGGTGACATTACAGTAACAACAACTGGCGCACATGGTTTAGAAGTAGGTGCTATAATATCTCAAAGTAACTTGGCAGATGCTGCATATGTTGGTGAATTCAAAGTTATCACAGTGCCAACTACAACAACCTATACTGTTACTGCTGTATTTACTGCTACAGGTACTGGAACTATGGATGAGGGAGCAAGCATAATTGTTTCTGCTATAGCTGCTGGAACTTATCTACTTCAATGGCACGCATCGGGAACTTCTGCATCTAATAATATCACATTTGATTTCTTTTTACATCTTGAGGAAAATGAGATTGTTGGATCTAAAGGTCGTAATAAATTTGGAACTGGTGGTGACTTTTCTTTCTTAGGTGGTCAGGCAATAGTTGCTGTTGCTGCTGGTGAAAGGCTATTGTTTGCACTTGCCAATCAAGACAGTGCTTCAAATATAACAATCAGAGATTTCAGTTTGATTGCAACTAGAATATAAAAATTAATAAGAATTACAAAATCATTATCTCAAGTAACGATTTCAATTATTTATGGTAAGCCAAATGGATAGTTGTGTTCAAAGTATTTTATCCAAAAAATTATCACCAGGAGAAAAACCAACTGAGCAAGATTTAGCAATTGCATTCTCGGAGTGTAGAGAGAAACAAGCATCCATATCATTACAGAATTTAAAAATAAAACTTGCAACTGCTAAAATAACTACTCTACTAAAACAACCTTTTCTCACAGCTTCATTAGATAATTCCTTTGTACCGGATCCTGAAAAGCAGGGACACTTTGCAAGTTATTTTTTACTCAAAGGTGATGAGATTAATGGTAGAGAGTGGGGAGTTACATCACCATCAATTCCTGCAAACATTCAAACTTTTATCGGCAGACCACTTGTAGCAACCTCTGAGAAATTCGTCAAGGATTCACCGTATGGCGTACAGTTCTTACACCCAAGCATTACGCATTTCATGCAAAGAGAACCGCAATTAGTAGCTGGACTAAACCCCATGAACATGAATGACATTTTAGATTTTCAAGACAGATTTAGAATAGGAACTATAGATGATGTGTTTTTTAATTCAGATAAAAATTTGTGGAACACATCAGTCAAACTTGCAGAAGGTGTAGAGTATAGTGATTTGCCTCCTTTCTGTTCTCCAGCATTATACCAACTTGACATGACAGAACCTGAAGGGAACATTACAAAATGGACTGGACTACATTTAGCAGCCCTTGACCAAAGACCAGCTTACGGTAAC